CTTCTCGGCGTATTGATTGATGGCGGCAAAGTCCTTTTCCTTGGCGAAGGTCTGAACAGCTGAATTGTAACGAGTTTCCTGCGTCTGGTACTCTCGCAGCTGGGCTTGCTGCTGTTGCTCTCCTGAAACTTTTTCCTGAGCCTGCTGCAATTGGTGATACGAAAAAGCCGCCATATGCGCCGGATCATAGGGATTAAAGGGAATGCCGTATTCCTGCTGAAACTGAGCGGCAAATTCACTGACCTGCTGCTGCAAAGTTTTCAGTTTCTCTTCCGGCTTGGGCGGTTCAGGCGGCTTTTGCTGCTGTTGTTGGGCTAATTCGTAGGCTTTGCGTTGGGCGGCACGGTCTTGCATGTGTCGTTCGTAATTCTCGCCCTTCTGGGCCTTGTCAATGAGCTGGGCCAGCGTATATTCCTTGACCTGCCCATTTTCTTTGATCTTAAAGACCTGCTGCAAGTCGGCATCCTGCTCGCCTGATTCGTCGGGAGTCTGATCTGTTTCAGCTGATTCAGTTTTATCTTGTTTACCTTCAGCCCCATTGTCAGCCCCTTTATCGTCCGGTTGATCAACTTTATCTGCCACCGCATCGGGCTTTTGATGATAGTTAGTCAGCAAATTAGAAACTTGATCCGGCGTCATGGACGAATAATCCAGCTTAGCTGGCTGCTTATCAGAGACAGTAGCAGGAGTTGAATCCGTTGCGCTTTCTGTTGATGCCGTCGTTGCCAATTCGCTTGCTGGTGCATCGCCTCCCTCGGCAAATAATTGTAAATCCAAGTTGGTGAGACTGCATTGCTGCTCCATCTCGTTCATTGCTTATCATCCTTTCTGCCGCTGTATCGCCGCCACGGCATAAAATTTATTTCATACCCAGTTGTTTTTTGCGTACGGCAATCTTGCGCTTGACCTGCTGCTTCTGCTGCGTGGTAATTTTAGCTTTGGGCAAATCAAAGATCGCCGCCTCCACATGATTCTTGTCCGGCATGGGAAACAGCCCCTTGCCGCCAGGTAAACCGAAGTCCTTCCGGGGAACTTTCCGGCGCTGCTTGGCTGTTAGTTTGGCCATACTATTCACCTGCTTTCTGGGCATGTTCTGCCTTAATGCCCGACTGAATTTCATCATTGATGGCTTTTTCAATAGACAATAGGGCTGTCAGTTGATGATGCATGGTCAGCGCCAGTTCCGGTGACTGCTGCACCTTGCGCCAACTTGCTGCTCTGATTCGCTGAAATATTGTCCTGAGATACTCTGCGGCCTGCCTGGCCTGCTGAGCCTGCCGGATTGCCTGTTGTTGCTCGTATTTGTCCATTCACTACCGCCTCCCGTTGATTTAGTGCCGATTGCACGCCCATTTTTTGCAGGTCGCGAACATGCTGCACACTATTATGGCCAGCCTTAGCGGCTTCTTGGGCGTGAATCTTGGCAATGTCAGCCTGAGCCTTCACGCGCTGCGTTGTAATATCAGCCTGAGTACGAGCCTGCTGCTTGGCCTGTTCGGTCTGCACAGCCATGGCCGCCTTGCCTGTTTCCTGTTGCTGCTGCAAGGCCAAATCATTGATAAAGTCCTGCGGCGTAACTTGCAGCCCTAACATTGTCAACAGCTGCACCTTGGCAGTAATCGGCAAGTCAGGAAAGGCTACCTTGATCTGCTCTGTAGCATTCGGCCCGGCTGAGGCTTTGGGCGGCATTTGCGACGGATCGGTGATGTAGTCGCCATAGTCCTTGATGCCAATCAGGGACAGGTATTTCTTGACGGCGTTGTAGGCATTTTGCGTAGTCGCCAGTCCCGCCGGAATCAGTTGCGGGTACATGCTAATTAGCGTTTGCATATTCTGCGTATCCGTTTCCTTGGCTCCCGCTCCCATGCCGCTGTTGACAATATAGTCAAAATCGCCCTCTAGATTCGTCTTGTTGACCGTAATATCTTTGTCGGTAAGCCGGATAACTTGGTCTTGATCAATGTATTTCTGGTTCAGGAAAATGAATCGCATGAACAAATCATGAAGTCCTGTCTCCGCGATATTGCGCATAATGAGTTCCAGCGCCTGGCTCCCCTGATTGACTAACAGCTGCATGCCTGTGGCCGTCTTGTTAAGGCTGTTGGCGTCAATGCCTTGATTGTAGCGATTCACATTGCTGGCTTCTTCACCCCAGCCTTTGACTAGTTCAATCAAGTCAAGGGTATAAGGGGCTAAAGGCACTTGGGCGACTGGCTGCATAGCTTCGTTGACGGGTCCGTTGATCTCAATAAACTGGCTGTTATCCAGCACCTGGTTGAAATCAGTAAAGACGCTTGTCTGAACAAGTTGCTGCGGGTTATTATTCAGCGCTAGATTCTGAATGGTCAGCCGAATAATAATGGTCAATAAATCCTGCCACTGGCCCAGGTTGTCCATGCTGCCGCGCTCTGGCACAATCCGGTAGGGATCAAATAGCGGACTGATGATGCAAAAGGGCAGGCCGTCTTCGTTCTCTTCACAGCGCAGCAGCGTTTCTGTATCGTCACAAATGGTGGCGATCACGTCTTCAAGCAGGCCATCGCCATTGATGTCGTATTTGATGTAGCATTCGATAATCGTCACCTTGCGGTTGGGATCGTCTGTATCGTAGCTATCCTCTTGAAAATGATCCTGCCGCGTCAGTTCAAGATCAGAAGTGACGGGACTGCTGCCAACCTTGGCCACTTCATCGACGGCCTGTTTGTCATACATGCCGACTTGCAGACCGTCGGGGCCTTTGGCTTTGATGTTGCGCCGCAGGTGGTCAATTGTCACCAGCTTCACATGGCCAACAAGATCCGCCTCTTTGAGGCTGCGGGCATTCGGCGTCCAAATCAGCTCGGAAGCAGGCACGTTCTCAATTTCCGGGTAGTTTTTCGTCAGCTTGCTGTACACGACTGTGGCGTCCACCATTCGGGCATCCTGGCTGTTCTGCTCCACCTGTACCACTTCGGCGTCATTCTGCTCGCATTCGCTTTGAAAACCAGGCAACGCGGCCAGGGGAATGGTAATGACCTCTTCCGTCTGCTCTACATCACGATGCTGTGTAACCTTCACAATTGAATAGAGCTGATACAGGCATTCCTTGAACCAGGCATTAAAAATGAGATAGCCTTTATTTTCATACTCAATCTGCCAGTTCACTAGCTGCTGCATCACATCGGCGTTCGGATCGTCTTCCGCCGTGCGGCCTTGAATGCTCCCCACGTCTTCATTGCCGAAAACGATTTTCATTAATGCGGCGATAATACGCTCTACTGCGATGCTTACCGACGGGTCGGCAACATCGTAATCAGCTAGATTGGGAAACTTCTTCGCATAGAAAGCTGGGTCGGCCCGGAACCGTTGCAGCCGTTCCTTGGCAGCTGGCTCAATAATCGTAGTCTTGTAATCTTTGGCATCGTCAATCTTTTGCAGTAAGGTTTTCTTTACCTTGTCTTTATCTAGGCTCACTTATAGCGCCCCTCTCTTCGGCATGGGCCTGTTTCGTTGCGGCCTTTCGGGCATGGAAAAGACGCGAGCAGCTACATAGCCAATCGCGTCCATAATATGACTGTATTCGTTTTTCTCCACATCTTCCAGCAGCACGCCGCTGACTTCCTTGCGGTGATAGCCACCCGTGAATGCGCCGATAATCCAGGTGCAGCGCGGATCAATCAGCAGCATGGGCTGACCGTCCGGCGTCGTGGTCGTTAGCAGCTTTCTCACGGCTTCCCAGCGGGCGGTATCGCTCACTGGACCAGGCAGCACGACAATGCCGTACTCCGTCCGCAGCAGCTGATTGGCGGTCTTTTCGTCATTCTGTGACCGCGTATTGCCTGCCGGATCACCGTAATCATGGAAAGTATAGCCAGGAAAATAAGTATGGGATTCAGCCTGTACTACCTTGCCGTGATTGATAATTCCACAGTCCACCGACTGCAATTCAGGATAAAGGATAAGCATTTGCCCCTTGGCTGTTGATTGACAGAAGCAGGTTGCCGGGGTCAGGCCATAATCCCAACCACGGATTAACGGACGGTTGGGAATGGGCGACAAATTGGCTTTAGCTACATGAAAGTCATAGCGGAATTCAGGATACCAGGGCTTGCCGGGAAAGACGTGAAAGTTGATTTCATATTCCCGCTCCCATTGGGCCTGCGTAATACCTTTCTTCTGCTCGGCAATCCACTGCGGCGAACATTTGTCAGGGTCAGCGGTATAATGAATGCGCAGAACGTGAATGCCTTGTGCAGTATTGTACTCGGTAATGCCTTTCATGCAATATCACCTTCGACTAGCCGTTGAAAGAATCCCGGTCCGGCGCTGCTGATTAGCACCACTTTGCCGCCGCCCTGAATAGTAGGCTTTAATGCGCCCCAGGTATCTTCGCACTGCTCCCAGAAAGCTATCTCATCACACATGATAAAGCTGGCCGTATACTGCCGCAACTGGTCCGGTCCTTGGCCAATGGCTTTGACATAGCTGCCGTTGCTGAAATTCAGCTCGTATTGCTTGGCATAGACAGTCGGCCAAGGGTATCCCTCCAGCAGGTGGTTGTAGATAAATAGCATTCGCTTGTCCTGAATAAAGAAGTTGCTGTCGTCGGCTT